TCCTGCTTGGAGAGCAGGACCCTCAGTTATTGGCAGCCCTGCACGAAGCGCACGAAGGACGTATACAAGCAGCAGAAGAAGACCCGATACGCTACGGCTTTGACCTAGCAGGATGGGACCGCATACGTACAGGATTACGTACAAACAATGAAGTACTGGCACTAGGTGGTAACAGATCAGGCAAGACGACTGGCTGCGCCAAGATGCTTATGGAGGCCGTCACGGAAAGTATGGACGGGCATATCGTATGCTTCTCCCAGAATGCAGATACCTCTATCAAGGTACAGCAGTCCGCTGTATGGGAGATGATGCCCAAGGAGTTCAAGCGCAAGACCAAGAGCGTAGACGGATACATCAACTACTCTATGCAGAATGGCTTCACGGCCTCTTCGTTTATCTTCCCAGATACTAGGACCCGTGTAGACTTCAAGACCTACACGCAGTACAGTAATAACCAGACGATCCTGGAAGGCTTTGAGTTCGGGTTCAAGAAACCAGTAGGGTTGAATATCGGCGCATGGCTTGACGAATACCTAGGTGACGCTGCTCTGGTCAACACCTTGCGTTTCCGTTTAGCTACCCGTGACTCCAAGATGCTTATCGGCTTTACGCCAATTGACGGGTATACACCTTTTATATCCGAGTACCTAAAGAACGCTGAAACCTTAAAGACTCGACCTGCTGCTTTACTCAAGAACAAGGCAGTGCCTATTGAGCAGTACAGCCCTAGCAGAGATGCAAGAGTTGTATACCTGCACTCAGACGAGAATCCATTTGGTGGCTACGAACGTATAGCCAAGGACCTAGTAAACCAGCCTGAGTCAGTCATAATGGTACGTGCCTACGGCGTACCAGTTAAATCAGCGAATGCACTGCTACCTTACTTCAACACAGAAGTAAATGTCCTAGACGATGAACCAAACAAGTACGGGTTTGAGTTCCCCGACATTTCGGATAAGTCGGAGTTCACCTGCTATCAGGTAGTTGACCCTGCTGGAGCAAGGAACTACACCTGCATCTGGGCTGGGGTAAATGCTGACGGGCAGGTATTCATCAGGAAAGAATGGCCAGACCGTGATACCTTCGGGGAATGGGCGATATTCGGTGACCCTAAGTGGAGATATGGCTCTGCATCTAAGAAGGTAGGTCTCAACGTAGAAGGATACTGCGAGTTATTCAAAGAGATCGAGGAAGACCTAGGCATTGAGGTAACAGAAAGAATTGGTGACTCCCGTTTCTTCGCAAAGGAGAACGAGAACAACGATGACCTCTTTACTTCTTTCTATGACTTTGGTCTAAGCTTCATTCCTTCTAGTGGAGTAATGGAAGATCGGGGCATTACTGCCCTCGACGACTGGTTTAACTATAACCCAAATGTAGGCGTAGACTTATCGAATCGTCCACTGTGCTACGTGCACAGGGAATGCGGAAACTTAATCGATAGCCTAATCAACTACAATGCAAACGGTAAGTCCGACGAACCCCTGAAGGATTTCTTTGACGTTATACGCTATTTGCGAATGTCGAACGGAGGGGAAGGGCCAGACTTTATGACCAATGCATCAATGCAAACAACTACAAATAAAAAAGGAGGATACTAATATGCCTAAGAAAAGAGTACAAGCAATTGCCAAGGAGCACAATGTCGAGCTGGATTTACTACTGGAACTAGTAAAAAGCAAACTACCAGAGCATACCGTCACGGGAACTGGCAAGGCCAGGTGGATCAACGAAGAGGGGCAGTCTATGCTAGAGGAAGCAGTAGATATTCCTGAGCTTACGCCCAAGCGTTACCGTGGAGCAGTGCACTCAAAAGCTCCAAACAAAAGTTATATCTACGTGTATATCAGGGAGATACAGAAGAAGGTCCCAGTAGTAATCCCTCGCAAGTTTGAGAATCACTTCACGCCTGGGAAGAATGTCAACGTCGAGGCTATCACTGATGAAACAGGAACATCCTATCGCTATGTTAAGTGAAGATGACATTACTTTAGATCCAGAATGGATCAAGGAGCAGGTCAATAGACTTGCGGGATGGGAGTATCTAAATAGATATGTAAGGCACCAGCTTGAAACACCAATGCGTCCACAGGAATTATGTGATAAAATTGGGGTATACAAAGGCTACATTCACGACATTACTAAATCAGCAAAGAAAAAAATAGATGCAAAATAAATCCACCTTTGAAGCCTTGACGTACGTCGATGCCTCTCCAGACATTACTGCGTTACGCAACGCATACGACCAGACTGTAAACGAACTGGAAGCTTATTTTGATTTGTGCCGTACTAGTTACGATGACCGCCGCAACTGGTGGCCAGGCAAAAGCCGTGATCACCGCAAGCACGGTGCAGATGCATTCCCTTGGGAGGGAGCATCAGACACAGAGAGTCACGTCATTGACGAACGCATTACACGACTAGTGTCTTTGTTTATGTCTTCGCTGAATCGGTCTAACATCCGTGCCTACCCAGTGGAGTCCAGTGACATTGCTCGTGCAGAGATCGTATCGTCCTTCCTTAAGTGGATGGTAACAAGCGGATACATCCCTCGCTACAAGCGTGAAATGGAACTAGGTGCCAACTATCTGCTAGAACGTGGAATGCTTATTACTTATGTAGGCTGGCACACAGAGGACCGTCAGTTTCTACAGAAGCTTACTCTTGAGCAGATCGCAGAGATGGACCCAAATATTTTCGGTGCAGTTCAGTCAGGTGAAAATGACGATGAACTAGTGTTTATGCTTCAAAACATCTTTGATGGTGTAACAGATAAGCGAGCAAAGAAAGCACTTAAGGACCTACGCAAGTTCGGGGAAGCGGAGCTTCCAACTGTACGCCGTCAGATTGACGCACCAGAGATTAAGACACTCGCCCCAGACGGAGATTTCTTCTTCCCAGCTTATGTCACTGATCCACAGCGTGCACCTTACTGCTTCTGGAAGACTTACTATACAGCACAAGAACTTGAGAACAAGGTAGCTACCGCAGGATGGGACGCTGATTTTGTTGATTATATTATCGAGCACTACAGAGGTGTTAATATAGATAGCGTTGAAAGAGAACAGGAAGGCCGCCGCAGTACTAGCTTGACCGATAATGCCTACGAGGCACATGAACTAATAGAAATCGTGTATGCGTACCAGCGGTTGGTCGATCCTGAAGATGGTTCAGAGGGTATCTACTGCACAGTATTCCACAAGGATTACGGCGGAGAGAACAATGAAGCACCTGCATACGCCAAGCGTGAGCTACTTAATGGCTACGAGGACTACCCAGTTGTAGTCACCAAGCTGTCAGAAGACAGCAAGCGTCTATACGACACAACTACGGTCCCAGATATCCTTCGTGGTATCCAGAACCAAGTTAAGGTAGAGCGTGACTCTCGCATTGATCGCAACAGTTTATCTACGCTACCCCCTATCCTGCACCCAGTAGGTCAGGCACCAAGTGACTGGGGTCCTGGTCGTATGATTCCTTATCGCCGTAAAGGTGACCTGGACTTTGCACCTGTGCCTCCTGCACCTGTTGGCTCCATTGAGATTGAGCAGACCCTAGAAAGTTTAGCGGATCGCCTAGTAGGACTAGACGAAGACTCTCAGATCTCTAGTGTACGCAAGCAGTTCCTCGTGGACAAGTTCTTGCAGCACAATGCAGAGGTTATGCGTATGGCTTATCGTTGCTTCCAACGCTTTGGTCCAGACGAAGTGTTCTTCCGTGTAACTGGAATCCCTGACCCACAAGTCATGGACCGAGGTGACCCTGATTCAAACTTTGATATTACTATCAACTACGATGTACTAAACACGGACCCTAAGTCCCAGGAAGTTAAGTTGGCTCAGATGACCCAACTAATCCAACTGGACCGCAATGGCCGCATCGACGTTGACAAAATGTTATCAGTACTGGCAAGTAGCATTGACCCAATTCTAGCGGACGCTGTACTTACTCCTGTAGAGGACGCACAGCAGCAAGTAGTCAAGGACGTTACAGATGACCTGACTAAGATCTACGCTGGTATTGAAATGCCTGCTCGTGCAAGCGGCGGACAGATTGCAATGCAAGTACTAGAGCAGTACGGTCAGCAGCCTGATATCCAGCAAAAGCTACAAGAGGACGAAGCCTTTGCGGGTCGCCTGCAGAAGTACGCAGGTCAGTACCAATTCCAAATGCAACAAATGCAGAACGCTGAGATTGGCCGCATCGGTACAACTCCAGCACAGATGGGCGAAGTAGGAACCCAAGATATGGGACAATACTAATATGACTCCACAAGAATACGCAAATAAACGGGCATCCGATAAACTCTTTGGGTTTCCTATTCGTGAAAAGTTATATCCTGGAGAGGATCAATTTTTCTCAGATAGACCTGAAGTGGCTGGTATGGCGGCTGAGGATAATACTATTATCCTTAATCCGTACAGCTCTTTATCCAAGAAACAATTAGGGGCAGTAGCAGAGAATGAAGCCATTCGCTTGAAGATGCGACAAGATGAATTTGCTCCAGAGTTTGAAGTTACACCAGATCAAGTTAAGTTCTTTGAAGGAACTGAGTACGCAGATAATCCAACAGCAATGAAACAAACTATTCTTGCTAGGGTTTACAGCGGTGATTCTAGTGCAAAGGCCACACCTGAGCAGAAACAAGCTTTAAAAGAATATCTTTCAAAAGATAAATAATATGACTATTCAAGAAGACATTGAACATCTAAAGCGGCACGATTCGTTTAACCGCTTTATTGATCTAATCAAGCAGATGCGTGAAGAGTGCATCGCAGAAATGCACGAGGTGCCAACTGATAAGCTACAGCAGTTATCAGGTCGCATTTTAAGCTACGATCAGATTATGACAATGGCCAGCTGGGCAGAGACTTCATCCAGCGAATAATTTAATAGCATACATTTCGTGTGCTATAATGCAAACATAGCTATCGCTCAGCGTTGAAGAGTGGAAATATATGAACAACGAAGTCACAACGGGAATCGCTGAACCTGAAAATACTACAGTGGAAAAGACAAATATCACAGCAGAGGATTTTGCGATCCAACGCTTAGGGCAACCAACGCCTCAACCAGAAGAGCAAGAAGCTCCCGAGGTTGAAGAAGAGGTAGCCGACGAAATTGCTACTGAAGAAGTAGAAGGAGTAGAGGAATCAGACGAGAGTACTGAAGACGAAACTCCCGAAGCGGAAACAGACGAGCAAGTTCTTTCTCAGATTGATTTAGATGACATGTCCGAAGTGGAACTGCGTGAACTAGCCGATAAGCTAGGTAGCCGTGCAGTAGCTCGCTTTGGAGAACTCACAGCTAAACGAAAGGCAGCAGAGGAAAGACTCCAACAACTGGAGTCCAAAATGCTTGCCCAGGAAAACAATCCGCTTACACCAAAGCAAAAAGTTACAAACAATCCGTTTGATAACGTAGGGACTCTTGAGGACCTGCAATCAAAAGCTACGGATGCTAGTAATGTTATTGAATGGGCAGAGGACATTATGTTCAATGCAGACGGATATGAAGCTGATGATGTTGTCACGGAAGTAGAAGGTAAGGAGATGACTAAGGCTGATGTCCGCAATGCATTATTGCAGGCACGTAAAGCTCGTGACAAATTCCTTCCTGCTCGCTTGGAAGAGATCCAGAAGGTAGAGCAAAGCAACCAGATGCAGGAGCACCTAAGTGCTCAGGCTGAAGCTGAGCTACCCTGGATGAAAGGCGAAGACAACGATACACGGCGTGAGTACCAAGCCATTATGGGCGACCCTAGGGTCGAGACATTAATGACTAGCCTCCCGTCTGACGTTAAAGCACAGATGCCGTACCTGTTAGCGCACGCCGCTAATAGTATCTACGGTCGGAAAGAAGTAAAAAGCGTTAAGTCCAAAGTACGACTTAACCCATCAAATACTTCTACTCCTAGTGCAGCAGGCTCAGATAAGCCTTCTAGCCGTGCAAGTAAATCAATCAAGAACTTGAATACTCAGTTTAAGCAATCAGGTGATAAGAGTGACTTCATTACTCTCCGAACCCTTCAATTACAAAACAGATAAATTAAATTCTAATATAAAATATTATGGCATTCTCAAATACATTCGACACCACTAATCCTGGTTCCGCTGTTTCCAATCGTGAAGACCTCACAGATGTACTTACCATCTTGGCTCCCGAAGAAACTCCTGTCCTTTCATCCGCTTCTAAGAAACGCTCCAGTGCTACATTCACTGAGTGGACCGTAGACGCTCTTTCTGCTCCTAGCGTTGCTGGTGTAGACGAAGGTGCAGATGTTACTACATTCACCGATCAGTTCGCTGGCCGTGCTCGTCTTGGTAACTACGTCCAAAAATTCCGCCGCAACTTCCAGGTCTCCGACTTGCAAGAAGCTGTTGAGTCCGTTGGTCCAGCTAAGATTGCACAAGCTGAAGCTAAAGCAATTCGTGAGCTTAAGCGTGACGTTGAAGCTACATTGATCGGTACACAAGATCGCAGCATCGAAGATGGTGCTGGTACACCTTACGGCCTTCGTGGTCTTGGTGACTGGATCGACTCTGCTGGTCCTACTGACGTTCCTGCGAACTTCCGTACCCCTGCTTCTTCGATCTATGACATCAGCGCAGCTGGTAACCCATTCAGTGAAGAAACTCTTAACGACATGATCTCTTCGATCTATCGTGAAACTGGTAGCACCAACAAACTTATGCTTGTTGCTGACACTGGTCTTCGTCGTACTATCGCTGACTTCGCTCGTGTTTCTGCTGGCGCAACTGAAAGCATCCGTGCAGTAAACTACGATGGTAACAAAGCTGAGATTAAACTCTCTGTTGAGCTTTACCAAAGTGATCACGGCATCGTATCTATCGTCAACATGAACCCAGACACTGCTCCTGCTACACTACTGTACAATCAGTCTGGTGGCGTATCGGGCAATCTTGACTTCAATGACGGTTACCTCCTCAACCCTGACTACTACGGTGTACACGAACTGATCCCTATGGGTTCGACTCGTCTACCTAATCTTGGTGGCGGCGAACGTGGATTCTGCGATTGCACATTGACCCTCGGTGTTTATCACCCACAGGCTCACGGTAAGATTACTCAGTAATCCTGCTTGATTTTTCAGGGAGGGGTTGGTATAATCCCAGCCTCTCCCTTTTTTTACTTTTAATTTTTAATATGAATATTACAAATAACGGCCCTACTTACTCTGATGCAGAACTTGATCAGGCTTTTATGGATGAAATCAAAAATGGATTTCAGCTTGAAAAGCGTACGGAAGCATCTCGTGTAGATCAAGCTCGCAAAGAAGCTACTCAAGAACGAGGCAAGGTGCACCCAGTACTGGGACGTTGCGTTGCAACAATTCCGCACCGTGAGTACTTTAGACTTATTAAAAAATACGGACAAGACACAGTGCACTCCAAGGAGTTCCTGCAATATTTCCAAAAGAATTTCTCGGACCTTACACCCAACAAACTATAATATATTATGGCCAATTATCCTACTATCACGTATCAAAACCTAGAAGAACGCTTTAAGTCCATTGCTGGACTAGCTTCACTAGAAACAACTGACGCATCATTTCTGCGGCAAGCAGTTAATCGCCGTGTTCGCACAGCGTTTGAACGCTACCCTTGGCCTGACTTTACCGTAATTGGAGAATCCATTGCACTGGCAACAGGAGACGACAATACAATTCAAACATATGGAACTGGGAAAGACCTAGCTAATGATTCCAATGTAGTGTTTCGGATTCACAAAACCGATCCAACGGATACCCGTTACCCAGAAGAATACACATATGTTTCAACTTTAAATGCTGGAGGTTATCCATCAGTAAAAATTATTAACCCAACAGTTCTTGACGGTATTAGCGTATACGCAACTTACCGTAAGGACCTTGAAGCGGTTATTGCTGACGGTGGCACTTATACATCAGGTAGCTACGGCGACGAAGCCAATGATAATCCAAACATCCCATATCAGTTTTTTGAGTACTGCGCTTTCGGTGCTTACGCAGATTTCCTACGTGGTGATGGACAGACTGACAAGGCTCAAGTAGAGGATCAAAACTCTGAAATCATTCTTGTTTCTGAAATTGATAAGGTACGTAATCAAAGCCGTCAGTTCCGTCACGATGTCTTGCAGTATCGCCCACAGACTCAGTTCGCTCGTCACAACGTACAAGCGGGTGGAACAGCATTGAACAAGCCAGAAACACTACTGAACAATAACGTACAGTAATGCCATCTGACGCTACATTCCTTGAGGTTAAAAATGCTTTTCAGTCCATTGCTGGGCTGGAAAGCTTAACCGCTGCTGACGAGTTCTTTTTAACAAGTTCTTTAAATCGTGCGGTGTACCGTGCTTACAATGAATCAGATAGCTGGCCACGTTACTTAGTTGTAGGTGAATCCAGATTGCTTCTAACAGACCCAGCAGCAACGGTTCCATACGTAGAAGCAGCCAAAGAAACTATCGGTGAGTTCTTACGTATTCATAGGACTCAGCCATTCCTAAGGAACTCTGTTGTAGAGTTTGAGTTTTATGTAGATTCCGCTGGAGCGCATATACTGAACTTAACTACATCGGATAGCACTTCGGTATTTGTAACCTATAAGAAAGAACTACAAACAAACTTTACTCCAGACAGTACAGATATTCCAGGGGAGTTTGTTGATTATATTATCTACACTGCCCTATCTGACTTTTATACTGGAGATGGTCAAACTGATAAAGCAGCTATGGCTGCTGCTCAAGCTAAATTAATGCTTGATATAGAACTACTTAGGCTAGATAAAAAAGCCAACAACAATACAATTAACAAGAAGTTTTCAACTTACGTAAATCGTCAATCCAGATAACATCTGTGCTATAATACAATTATGAGTTCATCAAGAAACAACACCTTAGAATTTTCCTCAGTTGGATCAGAAGCTTTTACTTCTGGTGGATCTACAACTGGTCAACGCTATGGAGCGTTGCAAATTATTAACGACACTGTTTTCTCAGCATTAGTTGCTAGCAATGTAGATGGTATTGCCAACCTGCAAACTATTACTATTGCAGCAGGAACCGTACTGTACGGTCAGTTCAGTGCCTTCACGATTACAACTGGCGTTGTGGTAGCTCACAAGTACTAGTATGAACCTTAACCTTAGTAGCAGACTAGGGCGGGGTAGGGTAGTTGCGTCAGCTCCTCCTCCTGCAACATCGTCACTATATTTAAGGACTGGCGGTACTTTTTTATATCTACGACCTAGCTCAACATTTAAATACCTCAGACCTGCACTTAACGAGCTAGGAACAATGACCTTCAACGGACAGCCTTTTTTTTTTAACGGAAATAATTTAACGTATAACGGATAACATTATGAGTATTGATTTAGGAAATACACCAACAGGAACACCACCTACCCAAGCCGAGAAAGAGCAAATTTGCGCAGCCATCGGGATGAGTGATGCGATTGTAGCAACCGCTGACGGCAAGTATCCAGCACTTGACGGTAGCTTGATTGCGAACGTTGTTGGTGAGCAGGGTCTACAGGGCATTCAAGGTCTTCAAGGTGAAGCGGGTGAAACTGGTGCTACTGGTGCTGATTCAACTATTGCTGGTCCTCAAGGTGAAACTGGTCCTCAAGGTCCAACTGGTCCTCAAGGAGCGGAAGGGCTTATGCCAAATGTTGATAATGTTACAACTGGACCAGCAGGACCAGCAGGTGTTGTTGAGGGATTAGATGATATTTTAGCAAGAATTACATCATTAGAACAATATTCACCATTAACAAATGTTAGTAATGGCGCAGTTTCAGATATTACTTATAAGAATAAAGAAGAAATTACACTTGGAGAAAAATTACAAAATATAACAATAAATAGTGAAGGTGGATCAGTACCTTGGACTCCCGATATGCTTCCTGGTATGCAATTATGGTTAGATGCTAGCGATTTAACAAGTATAGGAACATCTTGGACTGATAAATCAGGAAATGTAAACATAGTTGAAAAGAATGGTAATCCAACATTAGTAACAGACACTAACAGTGGATTGAAAATGATTCATTATTCAGTCGACACGTTAGATAACCACGAACTTACAAATACTATTAATGGTATAAATACAGTCTTTTGGGTATTTAATGATACTGGTCCAAGGCCCCGAGCTAACAACGAATTCATCTCCATCCTAGGAGGACCTGCTGCGCCTGAACCATTCTATCGGGATAACTATGGTGCATTATGGAAATGGAATCAAGGGCTTGGAACGCACGAGACTAATAAAGCATACATCAATGGTTTAAGAGGTACTGATGCTAATACTCAGTTTATTCCTACTACACTAAGTGTTTTATGTGTTAAATCAGAAGCCCTTGGTGCTGCTGGTTTTCCTGTTACAGGATTTGGGACAAAGTATGGTGCTGCTGCTGGTTTTGAAGGTAATTTAGGTGAATTGATATTATTTGACTCATATTTGTCAGAAGACGATATAACAAAAGTTGAAGGCTATCTATCACATAAGTGGAATTTGAACAGTGATTTGTTATATGAGGCAGACACATCACACCCTCATTTAATATTACCACCAATGAACGATAGTGGCGTGATAGTAGAAGGTTGGTCTAAATCATCTGGAATGTGGGACCCTGCACAATTACAACAAGGAATATTACAAGGGAATGGAATGCCTGTGTCTATCAAGCAGTCAGTTGAAACATTACCTAATGAAATTTATGATGTTAATGTTGTAAGAGCAGATGAAAATGAGGCTTTAGTTATTAAATTATCAACAGATGTTAATGTAAAATGGTTATCACACGCAGATGATATTACAGATACAGTTGATGTTCCTTTTAATACAGTTGCTAGATTTCAAGTTATAGGAAATGAGACACCAACTTACATAGAGGTTGATACAATTAATGATACAAATCAAATTACATCAATGTCTATGATACATAAAAAAATAGCAAATGGAGCTATTGAAGTATTAACAAATAACACTATTAAAAAAACTGCTGGTGTTGATGGTTGGAATGCAGGTACTTCTTCTACTGAATTTATCAGTGGTCAAGGAGAGGGCTATGTACAATTTCAAATGGGTCAATCTGGAAAGGCTATTAAAGTTGGTTTGATACATAACGATGTTGATTATGTAAACACTGCTCCATATGAAATGTTATTCTTTGAATCCTCTATACAGATTCAAGGGGTTGTTAGGGATACTTATGTTTCTGGTGATTGGTTTAGGATTAAACACGATTCAGTGAATAATCAAATAGTCTATCAAAAGAGAGATTCAAACTTAGACTACCAAACAATCTATAGTGACACGCTTACAACAGACGGTCGCAATCTATATTTAGATACAAGTTTCTTTCACCTAGATGGAAGAATTAACGATGTAAGTCTTATTAATTAAAACCCTAATAAAGTCATAGAGACACCATCAAAACAACTTAAACCAAAATAATTATGGCAGACTTTACAGTATCAACAGACATAGACACTTTCCTACAGAGTGCAGATAACGCAGCAGCACGTGGCTCGCTGGGAGCAATCAACTACCCCTACACTACTGACTTTCAGTCAGGAGTAGAGCAGACTCGAAACCTTACTACGATTACATCTTCAGATGGGTATCTTTACAGCAGCGTTACCAGCATTTACGTTGGCAGCAACGTTACCAGCATAGGGTCTAGGGCATTCTATTTCAGCACCCTGTCGAGCGCAACCATCAGCAGCGGTGTCACCAGCTTAGGGTCTTACTGTTTCTCTTTCTGCCCCCTGACGAGCGTCATCATTCCCGATAGTGTCACCAGCATCGGGACTCGTGCATTCGAGCAATGCAGCAGCCTGACGAGCGCAACTATCGGCAACAGCGTCACCAGCTTAGGGTCTGAATGTTTCGCTTTCTGCAGCAACCTGACGAGCATCATCATCCCCGACAGCGTCACCAGCATCGGGTTTAGCGCATTCGGTTCCTGCACTAACCTAGCAACAATTAACTGCTTTGCATTAGCCGCTCCTCTTTTAGGGGCAACTCCATTCAGTGGAATTGCAGCTACAGATATTCACGTCCCAGTAGGAGCAACAGGATACGGAACTACATATGGAGGTTTGACAGTTGTCGCAGACTTATAATGATTGCAGACCTATATGAGTAAAAAATTACATTTCGTATCTGGTCTTCCCCGAGCTTGCTCCACGCTGCTCTGTAATCTACTTGCACAGAACCCACGGGTTCACGCTACCCCTACCAGTGCCTTGCACGAAATAGGATATATAGCTCGTCAAGTGTTTCAGACTGAAGAAGCAAAAGCTGTGGATATGAAGAATGTCCTTGAGCCTATGTATCTGGACTACGTCAAAGCTGGCTGTGAGAATGCTTTCAATAGCATCACGGACCGCCCTGTAGTTGTAGACAAATGCCGCTCTTGGGTTGGTCACCTCGACCAGCTCTTTAAAGTATGGCATAATGCTAAAGTTCTTGTCCCTGTCCGTGATATCCGTGGCATCCTCTCTAGTATGGAGAAGAAGCGCAGACAGCATCCCGAAGTATTTAATGGTGCAGAGCAACAGAACCCGCAGAATTGGACAACGATTGATAAGCGTGTCAACGGATGGCTGCAAAGCCCTCCAATTGGAATTGCTATTGAGAGACTCCACGAAGCCAAGGAACGCTTTGGCGACAAGCTTATGTTCGTTCACGCAGAGGACTTAACAGAGAACCCTCAGGACGTAATGAACAAAGTCTGGGAGTATCTAGGCGAAGAACCATTCATCCATAATACATCCAACGTAGAGCAGTATACGCAAGAACACGATGTAGGCTTCCCTTATGGAGACCACGTCATTCGACAAGAAGTAAAACCTTTAAAGAAAGACTGGCACGAGACACTCGGTCGCCCGCTGTCAGAGCAACTTAACCAAAAATTTGATTGGATAAACAACTTATGAAATACGCATTAATCAACCCAAGAGGACGCATCCTCCGAACATCAGAGGAAGCATTTAAATTTACTCCAGAGGGACGTGAAGTTACTGAACTTACTGATGAGCAAGCTCTGGAAGTTGAGGCTTCAGTCAAGGGTTTGTTCCTAGTTGAAGGAGAGCTAATTTCCCTTAAAGCAAAACGTTGGATGGAACAGCCAGAGGCTGTAAAAGCATCACTACGTCCAGAGCGTAACCGTCTACTAGCTGCATCCGACTGGACACAGCTCAACGATACTACTCTCCCAGAGGACATACTTGCTGCTTGGTCTGTATATCGTCAAGACCTGCGTGACCTGACAGATGAGATTGATGAGAACGGTGAAGTAGACTTCCCAGAAAAACCTTAATTTGAATGCAAGACATTGTTTACAAATCTACCATAGGCACAGGGGGTTTTATCGCCACCATTGAACTAGGTCACATCAACGAACTTCTAGGACTAGTCGTGGGTTTTGCTACTCTAGTCTATATGTCTGCATCAGCAGTCAAGGTAATCAAGGAACTCCAGAAAAAGGATTAATATGACACCAGAACTAATAGCAATGCTAGGCGGCGGCGTAAGCGGCTTCGTAATGAAGATGATCGCAGCGCAGTCCGAGAATCAGGCACGTCTCTTTGAGCGTATGCTCCAGAAGCAGGTAGCAGCAGATGACTCAGCGGATCGGGCATCGGCTCGTGGAGGCGTGTATATGCGCCGTCTTATTACAGCGGCTGTTATCTTTGCTATTGTACTGGCTCCATTCGTCTTTGCATTCACTGACATAGGTGTTACCCTTCAATCGGAATCCAAAGGCTTCCTAGGGCTATTCAAGAGCCTTGAGTGGAGCACTGTACAGGGTTTTGTTATCCTGCCAGAGATCCGTCAAACAGCTTTAGCCATTGTAGGTTTTTACTTTGGTTCATCCCAAGTTAAATAATTAATAAACTATCAGCTAATTACTGCAGCCGTAAGGCTTGGGATTGCTAACAACCAGAGGAATAATACTTGTCACGCTATCGCACATACGGAAGTCAAGATGACCCCATCCAGGATGATATGGATGCAGGGTTCATTGGGTTTAATAACTATAGCCGACCTGATCAGCTTACCTCGGGTATGCTTGCCTCTAGTTCAAATGGACGCATAGGCAAGAACGGAGAGTGGCAGGTACGAAAGGGTATCAATGTAATTAAAGCACCCTTTGCTTCTGGCGACGATGTACTGCGTCTACCTACTAATGCAGAGATCCTAGTAAATCCAACCGTAGTTGGCCTACTGCCTACTACGATTCGGTCAGCCAGCTTAGACAGTGCTAGCAGTGAGGTATCTATTGTTATTGATGACCCAGCGGTAGAGCCAGACTTAGATCCAGGTCACGTTTTTATTGCAGGTGATGAAATCTACGTAGAGAACTTAGTAAGCACTACTACTGACCCTAATGGCCTGCATACGATCACGGACGTAACTGGCAATGGTACTACGATTACTATCAAGTACGCCTTGGCAGGAGCCAATGAAACCTACGGGACTGCACTTACGCTACCGTTTAGCTTGAATGACGCAGGCGTACAGCCTGCACTGACAGTACTTACTGATTCCCCTGTAATTGGTTTTAATATGGTCTTCGATCAAGGGGCTGTTTCAGCCGTGTACTCAAGTACAACTTTTAGTGACCCTAATCAGGATAACAATCAGTTCATTGTCCTAGCATCTAATATTAGTGCAGTAGCTACTGACTTAAATGATACTAGCGTATCCATTACAATGGGCTATCCATTGAATGAAAACGTACCACCTGCAAGCAGTATGCTTCAGGCATTTAACAAACTCTTTATTTTCCGTGACGGACAGACTGCACTAGAGAACGACAACTTCTTTAGTCCTATTGCCATTGCGGCAGCAAGTACTCCTGCTGCATCAAATGTAGTTACAGTAAGTAGTAACTTACCTCACGGCCTAGCTATAGGCGATGCAGTTACAATTTCTGGACTTACTGAGTCCCCTGTAATTGACGAGGACCCCAATGGAACTTGGGTTATTAATACAGTACCTGATTCTACTAGTTTTACGTATGACCTTCCAGCTGCTTTTCAAGCAGCAGCTACTTATACGGTCAGCGCACTGTCACTTATATCTCCAGGTTTTAAACTGGTAAAGAGTGGGCAATTTTCTCAGCCGTCAGAGTTAGCACCAAGCAAGGTCGTAATAACTAGTGGTCAAGCAATAGCTACGTTTACTAGTACAATTGCAATGAACGGCACTAGGGTTGGAGATGCAATTGAAATTGAAGCAATTGGTAATTCTACATTTATTAAAGGATCGGATTATATAATCTCAGAAAGAACGGAAGGGACTACTACGGGTTCAAATACTTTGTCCTTTTATGCTCAGGAACCAGATACAAATGCTACTGGTTCTACTAATGTAACTTTTCAGCAGCACGTATCTCAGGGCCTTGGGTTCTCTCATATGCCTGCACCAGAGTACGCAGCATATCACCAGCGTAGGCTGGTAATGCCCTTTAAGTACAGCGTAGACGATGCAGTTGATACCTTTACGTACCGCAAGATCCTAGACGAAGTAATTATTTCTGACATCTTGGACTCGGATACCTACGACCAGATCTACGGTCAGTACAGGTTTAATGCAGGTACAGCGGACTTTAACGTAGCTCTGCATTCCTTCTCGGATGACAAGCTATTAGTATTTAACCGTAACAGCGTCCACCTAGTAGGTGGAGCAGGAGTTAATTCAACGGTGCAGTTAATTACGAACGAAGTAGGATGCGTAGCTAGACAGAGCATCGTGCAGGTAGGAAACAATATTTTGTTTCTGTCGGACAACGGTGTATACGGTGCTAACTTCCAGGACCTTTACAATCTGCGTGGCAACGAAGTGCCACTAAGCTCAAGCATTAATCCAACTATAGAGCGGATCAACAGAGCCGTCTGGGACAAGAGCGTAGGAGTATACTTTGATAATAGATACTACTTAGCTGTCCCTCTGGATGGCAGCCAAGTCAACAACGCTATCTTGATCTTTAACTTTATTAACAAGCAGTGGGAGAGCATTGACACTACTGCTGCGGCTAACTGGAACATTGCTAACTTAATTGTTGCTGGTAAGAAGTCTGATCGTGCAGTATATGCGGTCAACACACTTGGCGGTTTGCACAGGCTTGATGCCCGTGTAGATGCAGCGGACTTACTTTCTACTGAGATACCTGTACAGGATCAGGAGGCTAGCGTAGCGTATAATATACCAGCTGCTGTTACCACTAGGCAGTTTACGATGGGAACTATGAACCGTAAGCGTTGGAACAGCTTTGAGCTGCACGTGCAGTCATCTGTGGATAATGAGTCCGACCTGAGCATTAGCGCAGAGCTAGAAAACATTGACGCAGTTGTAGAACTTGGTACACTGAATAAATTAAACTCAGGTACTAACCTAGCTATTGACGAGGATGTTTCCGTACGTGGTAGAATAGGTAACAATCGAGCATACGGAATGCAAATCACCCTCAATAATACAGTTGGCCGCCCTCGATTCAGAGGAATTAGAGTTAGTGCAGCTGAAGCATTTAGATCAATAAATAAAGCAATATAAGATATGGCTACAATTACAATTACCCCAGGAAACTCATTTACGGCTACTGAAGCTGTAACCTCTACTAAGCTCAATGACCTTGGCTCGCCTACGGCGGCCTTGACTGCTGCCTCGATAGGTACTGCGGACATTGCTGATGATGCAATTACTACTGCGAAGATTCTTGATGCTAATGTTACCACTGCGAAGATTCTAAATGATAACGTGACCACTGCGAAGATTGCAGATTCTAGCGTAACCAAGGCTAAAATGGAAAACATTTCTGCTCCGTTGAGAGTCCTTGGCCGCACTACGGCCGGCGCAGGTGTAGCTGAAGAAGTGACTATCAATAATGATAATACTATGTCTAATGCATCCGCCAGTACTCTAGCTACGGACGCAAGTATTAAGCAGTATGTAGATACAGCCGTAGGGAGTCCTGACGCATTTGATCCTGCTACTTATATAGGCGGAGAAACTACTACGCTTCCCAACGGCTTGATTATGAAGTTTGGAGCTGTATTTATTGGCGGTAATTCTGGAAGTAAAAATATTAGTTTTGCACCAGCATTCACTGATAGTTGCATTAGCGTTGTATATTCATCGGAAGTGGCTAGTCTGGGGACCTCGTACGTTTTCAATAAATCTAAAACTGGCTTTTCCATCTTTTTTTTAAGTGGTAACAACAATCGTGCGATAAGCTGGCAAGCATTCGGATACTAATGAACCCCCTCCTTCAATCAGCTTAACAATTTAAATTATGCCCATTATAAACAAAGGAACATCGTTCTCCAACGGAGAACAACTTACGGCTGACAAGATCAACAACCTGTTGGACCTAGCTACGTTTGACCAGTCAGCTACTGACAGTGCCTCGACTACAGTTAATTCTGCCAGTCAGATTGTAGTACAGGACAGTGGTATTACTACCGCTAAGCTGGCTACGGATGCTGTAGAGACAGCTAAGATTAAAGATGCAAACGTTACCTTTGCAAAGCTTACCGATGTCATTGATGATGACACGATGACTGGAGCTACCGATACTACCTTGGCTACCTCAGAAAGTATTAAGTCCTACGTCGATACAACACTGAATAATCTCCCAGGTATTAAAGCTCACTGCGTGTGGGATGGAACCGCAACAGGAACAAATGCCCCGATTAGCGGAAGTGGAGTCACAAGTGTAACTCGCAATGCTATTGGTCATTGGACTATTAATATGTCCGTTACTGCTCCATCTTCTTCTTTTACAACCCTAACAGATTCGTCTTCTTTTAGTGGTACAACTACTAATTATGCAACTGGTTCGTATCAAACTAGCACTACAACTGTAGATGTATTCCGTGAGAATGCCAGTGGTGCTGGTAACGATGGCAGTCAACCAATATCTTTCGCTGCTATTTGGTAATATGAACCCCCTCCTTCAATCAGTACAACTAGCGTTGCAAAACGCTACGCAAAAGGAAGCCCTTGTCTACATCGACAAGGTAGTGGACTTCTGTATTGAAAAGGAGAACGGCAAGGTACTGGACGGATGGCCTCGTGACTTAATACAACTCCTTGTGGCCTACCATATGGCCAAGGATACCTTTATTGCAGAGCAGGACGCAGAGGGTAATATCCTAGGGGTCTTTATGTGGTATAATTGCGACGAGGAAGACGACTGGTTCTTTGTTCAGAACTGGGAGTCGGACAAGGAAGACGGCAATGCAATCTTTATGGCCTTCCTATTTGCGGAGGATAATAAATCTTTTAAGAAACTTACACATAACTTCATTACTCAATGCCCTGAGGTTATGCAGAAAAAACTACTAGGCATACGATACAGACAAGGTGCTCCCACTAAAGTGGTATACAGCACTGCATTATTTAACAAAATCTTAGGAATATAATATTATGGGAGGCGGAAAAGGAGGATCAGCAAAAGCACCACCACCAATTGACCCTGGAAAGTCAATGGGTGAATACTTATTCGGTAAAGGCTTTAGTGGTCAATACCAAGGCATCACGGACCCTCGATTGCAGGATCGTCTGATTGCTTCGGAGGCTCAGTATCGTCCGCAGTACACTGCCCTAGAACTGGCTGACATTGGCGTAATGGCTCAAGGTATTGAGGCTGGTGCAGATAACCCTGCGTACGCAAGTCTACAGAATGAACTGACTGGACTCAAGGCAGGACAAGAGTACGAAACAATGAGCAGCTCTGAGCGCAAGGCTGCTATTGAAGCTTCTGCTAATAGTCTGTTCCCTAGTAAGAGAGCATCACGCAACCTGCGAGGTAATCGAGGTATGTCTGGTCGTGGCAATGCAGAACAAGCTAAAAAACGAGCGGAGTACATTAAGGCCGCTGGTGCTGGTGGTCAAGATCGTGCTGCACGTATTGCACAGATTGAGGCACAGATGCAAGGTATGTCTCCAACCCTTAAGGGTACTCCTGGCTTGTTTGACCTCCTTGAAGAGCAGTCAACCCGTGCAGGTGCATTACAGCGCAGTGAGTTAGATCTACAACGTGCCTCCGATGTAGGTGCACTAGAGGAGTACGCTCCTCAAGTAGTAGAGGCTTACCGTGAAGCTGACCCTTACAGCACAGGACTAGCCGAACAGCAGACTGCTATGGCAAATGACCTGTACCAACGTGCACAGGGACTTAACCCAGAGCAGCAGCGTATAGCTGATCAACAAGCACTAGGAATGGCGCAACGTCAGGGACGTGTAACGGATCAAAGTGCAGTTGCTGGGCAACTAATGGGACGTGAGCAGTACCTCTCTGGCCTTCGTGGTCAGGCAGCAGGTATGGGGCAACAAGCTTTTGGTATGAACCGTCAGCTTGCTGGTGACGTAGGTATGACTATCTTAGGTCGTCCTTCTTCTTCCATTAACCTTGGCGGTCAAATGCTAGGACAGGCACAGGCTGGTGCAGCAGGACCTATGGGGCCTCAGTTGTTCGATCCTAATGTAGGGTTGAATATGGCTATGCAACAGCGTGGTCAGGACGTTACGTTCCAAGGTATGCAGGCTCAGGCTAAGGCAGCAGGGCAAGCAGGAGTAATGGGCGCAGTTGGTGCAATTGGTGGTGGATATTTAGGCGGCCTAGGTTAAAACTTAAAGAAAATATATTATGGCATTTCAAACAGGTACAAAAGTAGATCCCCGTCTAATGCAGGCGGATTACAGCGGCTTTACAAACGCCGCTAGCATACAAGCGAACGCACTGTCTAAACTCGGTGAGCAGATTGGTGATGGTATAAAAGATTACCAGAAAGCTAAACAAAAGAAAAAAGATGACGAAGATTTTAAAAGTGCAATCATGCCAACTTTGCTGCAAATGTCCGAGGGTAATGTAAAGGAAGCGCAGGATACAGCTAATATGATAATGAAGAATCCTAAGCTATATTCTGATGTAATGTCAGCAAAGAATATTTTAGCACAGGAGGAAAAAAACAATATAAACTTGTCAATGATCAATGGAGTAGCTGGTGGTACTATCACCCCCCAGGATGCATTAGCAGCAGGAGTTTCACCTGCTCAAGTTAAAAGTGCTATGGAAATTGGTAACTATGATCCTTCGGTTACGGCATCTACTTTAAATAGCATTCAAGGTGCAATGACAGAATCAGGGGTTAAATTAAATCCAGAAACAGGACAATACTTTAAGCCAAATACAGGTATTCCCCTTTTTCCTTTTGATAACACTGAAGTACCTGTTGACTTTAATGTCAAAGGAGCAAAAGAATACAGCGAAATATACAGTGATCCTGGCGTAACTGCATTTGATCCAAATAAGTATAAACTTCTATCAACTCAGTAAAATAAAACAATATGGCTGTATCCTCCGTCCTTGCGCCTAATGGAAAAACTTATACCTTTGAGCATCCAGATGGTGCATCTCAAGAGGATCTATTTAAGTTTGTTCACCAATCTTCTCAGGTTAAACCTAAAGCTCAGGCTACAAAGCCTGGAGTTGTAGAGAATGTTGCTAGGAGTATACCTGCGGGTGCAGCTGCCGCTGGCTACGATGTCCTTGGTGCTATTGGCACAATGGCATTGGAGGGCCTAGGCAAGTACGCAAAGGCAGGATCAGATCCTGAGTACGCTGAAAAAATGGATCAAGCCGTTCGTGGTGCTCAGGAGAAAGTTTCTGAGTACACGTTTGACATTGGTGCTACAGCAAATGAATCCTTTGGGGTAGATCAAGGACGCTTCAGCGCAGATGTTGGCGGTGGACTTGGACAGCTTCCCGTAATGATTCTTACGGGTGGTCTTGCATCTGTCCCTATGTCATTTGCAGAAGTTATTAAGGATGCAGAGCAATCCTTAGATGTTAAGTATTATGACATGACCGAAGACCAGAAGTCCAAGGTAGCCGCAACTGGCGGTGCCTATGCGGCTTTCTCTTTAGCTGCGGATCGAATCGGTCTGAAGTATATGGGACTCACTAAACTAAATAAATTCTTTGATGGTTCTGAAACTGTCAAGGGAAGTATAGTTAAAGATGTTTTGAAGGGTACACTGGGTGAAGGACTAACTGAAACATCGCAGGCAGTAGTAAAGGATCAACTGGCTAGGGTCTATGACGATGACCGAGAGTACAACATAGATAGTGTAAAGGGATATTTATATGAAGGTGCAGTGGGTGCCACAGTAGGTGGCATTGCTAGCACAGGTACATCTGTAGTAAAAAATATTGGTAGTGAAACTTCGGTAACAAAGAAGTCAGACCTAAAGAAACCAGTAGAAGAAAGATCAGAGCTTACTATCCCTGATGCGGTTACAGTAACCTACAAGCCAATTGATGGTCCCGTAAGGACGGTATCATTAGCCATTGATCCTGGCCAAGATCCAAGGGCAGCAGTCGAAGCAGAACTAGCTGGTCGGTACGATACAACGCACCCAATGCAAATTGATACGGTCAGTGCACCTGCCCCTGTTGGTCCTGAGCAAGAGCTAGACCTACCTAACCAAGCACCTGATGCTACACAGGAGCAAGTACCTGTGCAGCCAGAGGCTGCTGTAGAGCCTCAAGTAGTAGAGGCTGAAGCACCTGTTGTAGAGCGAGCACCCGCAGAGCAAGTCCTCCCTGAAGTTGTGCCGCAGGTTGTACCTGCTACAGAGCAGGCACCCGTGGTCCAAGAGGAAGTACCTGCCGCAGAGCAGGAACCAGAGCCAGCACCAGAGCAAGAGCAAGCACCAGCAGTACGTGGCAACTTCCGTATTTCTCCAAGGATGGCTAAGTCTAAGCCAAGGTACAGAGGTCAGACCGTTGCGTATGATTCGGAACTTGAGCTTGCTGCTTACATGGCAACTGCCAAAGGAAAGAACGCCTCTAAAGTTCGGTCAGAGTTAATTGAAGCTGGGTAT